CATGAATATAATCCAATACATATTCATCAAGGTAAATTATTTACAGGTCTATCGTCAGTTATGATTATGAAGTTACCAACAGATACAGGCATAGAATATTCAGCACCAGACAAACCTATGAATGGTAGATTACAAATTCTAGGCGCTGCCGCAGGTCAATTTGCTAAAACAGATTATTCACCTGAATCAAAGATAGGGGATTTTTATGTGTTCCCTTATGATATGAGACACTGTGTTTATCCTTATAATGGAACTAAAGAAAAACGTAGAACATTAGTTTGTAATGTAGATGTAGAATATAACCCAGTATCATCAAGAACAGCTGGAGGACAATTAGAATGATTATAAAAATGCCGAGATGGCAATCTTATATGGCTACCACAACAGAACCAATGTTTAGTCCTCAACAATGTCAAGACATTATAAACGCAGGTCATGCAGAAAAACCACAAGAAGCACAAGTAGGTATGAATAAACCAGGAGGTGGTCTTGATAAGAAAAAAAGAACAACGACGATATCTTGGATACCTTTTAAAAAATTACCACAGATGTATAAAAAAGTAGAACATCAATTATCTTTGGTAAACTTAAATCATTTTGGATTTGAAAATGTACAAATAACAGAACCTGCACAATTTACAGAATACCCTAAAGGTGGTTTTTATGATTGGCATATGGATCTAGATGTTAACGGTCAACACGAGCCGCCAGTTAGAAAAATATCTATGACTTGTCTATTATCTGATCCATCTACATTTACAGGTGGTGATTTAGAGTTTATGGAAAAAAATAAAATGCCTGCTCTTAAACAAGGTCAAGCTATATTCTTTGCATCTTTTATCAGGCATCGAGTAGCTCCTGTTAAAAAAGGTATTAGGAGGTCTTTAGTTATGTGGTTTGGAGGCCAACCTTTTAAATGAGTCAACTACAAAGAAAAGTATTATTTCCAACTCCTGTTTATTTTAAAGACATACCTGATGCAAAAAATTTAAATAAGTATTTATTTAAACATATAAAAGCATGGCGTAAAGCTGAACCAAAAGGTGAAATAAAAACTAACTCTGGATTTGGTTGGCACAGTCCAACAGATATGAATCAAAGAAAAGAATTTGATCCTTTAACATCAGAACTATTTAAAATGGCAGAAGAGTGTAATAAAGATTATGGGGTTAAACCTAAATTAGGACTTGGTAATATGTGGGCTAACGTAAGTCCAACATACTCTTATAATAAAACACATACACATCCTAACTCATTGTGGTCAGGTGTATACTATGTAAAAGTACCGAAAAACTCTGGTAAACTATTTTTAGAAGACCCTAGACCAGGACCTAATACATACATGCCTAGAAGAGCAGATAATATTCCTGAAGCATTATGGAGAGTGTGTGCTTATGATGCTATAGAAGGACGTATGATATTTTTTCCATCATGGTTACCACATGGTGTAGATTTAAATATGAACACAGAAAAAGGTGAAAAGAATTGGCGTATATCAGTATCTTACAATTTTATACAAACATGAGTTTTAAAAAAAATAAATATCAAGTTATACGTAATGCTATATCAAAAGAGTTAGCAGACATAGGATATACTTATTTACAAATATCAGCAGAAGCTGATCATTGGATGCTTACTAACCAAACTACACATGAAAGAAATTTTTTAGTAGGTAATTTTAAAGATCAACAAGTGCCAGGATCTTATGCAAAATATGCAGACCGACTAATGGAAACATTACTTATTAAAACTATACCTGTAATGAAAGCTAAAACAGGACTAGATTTAATACCCACTTATTCTTACACAAGATTATATAGAACAGGTAATATATTAAACAGACATAAAGATAGACCTAGCTGCGAGATATCAACAACACTTAACTTAGGTGGTGATCCATGGCCTATATTTATCGATCCTACGGGGTCTAACAACGTTGTAGACGAGTATAAAGGTATAATGAAACCAGATGCTCCTAAAGGAAATAGAGTTGATTTAAACCCTGGCGATATGCTTATATATTCTGGCTGTGAATTAGAACATTGGAGAGAACCATTTGAAGGTAAGTTATGCGGACAAGTATTTTTACATTACAATCATGCAAATGGACCCTTTGCAAAGTCTAATTTATATGATAAAAGACCACTGTTGGGTATACCCAAAACTCGTTGATTCACAACGCAATCTATTATAATCTGAGAGACATATGTTACAAAAAGTTAAATTTGCACCTGGATTCAATAAACAAGTTACTTCTACTGGAGGCGAAAGCCAATGGGTCAATGGTGATAATGTCAGATTTAGATATGGTACACCTGAGAAGATAGGTGGTTGGGCACAACTAGGTTCTGTTGAAATGTCAGGACGTAATACTGCTATTCATCATTTTGTTAATACATCAGGTATTAAGTATGCAGCACTAGGAACTAGTAATATTTTATACGCATACTCTGGTGGTATTTTTTACGACATACACCCACTTAAATCTACAACAACATTAACAAGTGCTTTTTCTACAACTAACGGATCTTCAACTGTAACGGTAACTTTTGCATCTGCACATAATGCTAATAAAGGCGATATTATATTATTTGATAATTTTACAGCCATAACTAATTCTAATTTTAATTCTACAACTTTTGACGATATAAAGTTTATGGTAAAATCAATACCAACGACTACAACTTTAACAATTGATGTTGGTTCTAACGAATCAGGTAGTGGTGCAACAACATCTGGTGGTATTAGAGTTAGACACTATTATCCAGTAGGTCCAGCCGTAGAGGTTGCAACAACAGGTTGGGGTCTTGGATCATTTGGTGGTGTACAACAAGGACAATTTACTTCTACATTATCGTCAGGTATTAACGCATCTGTTACAAGTTTAACTTTAGCCAGTTCTTCTTCTTTTGCCTCTTCAGGTACAGTACAAGTTGGAAACGAACTTATTACTTACACAGGCAATAGTGGTGGAACTTTATCAGGTCTAACAAGAGGCGCTGCAGGTACTACAGCTGCTATTCATTCATCAGGAGCAACTGTAACCGATGCATCAAATTACTTTTCTTGGAACGCTGCAGCATCAGGAGACATTGTAACTGCGCCAGGATTATGGTCATTAGATAATTTTGGTAATAAACTTATTGCAACGATTAATGGTGGTGAAAGTTTTGAATGGGATTCTAATCCTACAGGAGCTAATAATACAAGAGCAACAATTATAACTAACGCACCAACAGCATCTGCATTTAGTTTAGTATCTACACCCGATCGACACTTAGTATTTTTTGGTACAGAAACAACTATTGGAACTAAATCAACACAAGACCCTATGTTTATAAGGTTCTCTTCTCAAGAGGATATTAATACTTATACTCCATCAGCAACAAACACAGCAGGTACACAGAGACTTGCAGATGGATCAAAGATTGTTGGAGCTATTAGAGGTCGAGACGCCATTTACGTTTGGACAGATACAGCATTATTTATTATGAGATTTGTTGGTCCACCATTTACTTTCTCATTTCAACAAGTAGGTACAAACTGTGGATTGATTGGACAGAACGCAGCGGTAGAGGTTGATGGTACAGCTTACTGGATGTCTGAGAATGGTTTCTTTAGATACACAGGTAAACTAGAATCATTACCGTGTTTAGTTGAAGATCATGTTTACGATGATATTAATACAATTCCTAAACAACATATCAATGCAGGATTAAATAACTTGTTTGGTGAAGTGATGTGGTTTTATCCTAACTCAGGATCAGGAACAGTTAATAGAATGGTAGCATACAATTATCTAGACTCAAGCCCCGAGCGACCAGTATGGACTACAGGAACACTAGCAAGAACTTCATGGCAAGACTCTGCTGTATTTGGTAAACCTCATGCAACAGAATACGATACAAGTTCTAATGGTACATCAGGTTCTTCAACATTTGTACAAGGTAATTCAGATGGTGTTAGTTATTACTATGAACACGAAACAGGATTAGATCAAATAAGAGAAGGTGCGACTACATCAATTACTGCAAGTATTGAGTCTGGAGATTTTGATATTGGACAACAAGGGCTAGCAGGTGATGGTGAGTTTATGATGAAAATAAGAAGAGTGATACCAGACTTTTTATCACAAACAGGTGATGCAAGAATAACATTAAATTTAAGAGACTTTCCAAATGACACGGCAGCTAGTTCAACACTTGGTCCGTTTACAGTGACAAGTGGTACACAAAAAATAGATACACGTGCTAGAGCTAGATCAATATCATTAAAAATAGATAATACAAGTACAAGTCAGTTTTGGAAATTAGGCACATTTAGAATAGACTATCAACCCGATGGAAGAAGATAATGGCTAGAATTGTACAAGCTTTAACACAACCTAATAGAGAGTACGATCAACAAGTACAACAATCATTTGTTAGAGATGTTGATAGTGTAATACAAAAACTTAACACAACGTTTCAACAAGATGTAAAAGATGAGATCGAAGCGTTTAACTTTTTCTTAGCATAATGGCAAATTCTTTTGTAAATAAAAAAGTAGATTTAACTACAACAAGTGCTACAACACTATATACTGTGCCTACAGCTACAACTGGTGTGGTTAAGTCTATACTTGTATCTGAAGACTCGGGTAATGCTGATACCATAACGGTCACTATTACTAACACAAGTGATGCTGTATTTAGCTTATTTAAGACTAAATCTATATCAGCAAATGCGACTACAGAATTACTAACAAATCCTCTAGTATTAGAGGAAAGCGAAGTATTAAAAGTAACAGCAGCAACGGCTAATAGACTACATGTGGTGTTGTCTGCTCTAGAAATTAAACCTAGAGATACTATAACATAGTCTTGATTTACTAGGAGAAACCTAGTAAGTTGATAAACTCAGGTGAAATTCCTGCCTTAAAAATTTAATTTAATAAACATATGATAACAAGAGCTCAAATGCAAAGACAGTTACGTAATAGAGGCGGTGTAATGACCGTCAAAACTATCCGTAAAAAATACGGTATAGGTAGTGATTTAAAAGACTTTGTTAGAAAAATAATACCAAATGAAATAGCAGATGTTGCAGTTAAAGCTGCACCTATCGTTGCGCCGTTTAATCCAGGAGTAGCAGCATTAATGAGAGGTATTGGAAGATTTGATCAAAGAGGTAGTCTTAGCGATGCACTTAAACAAGGTGCATTAACTTATGCTGGAGGTAGAGGTATAGGAATGTTGGGTGGAGCTCAATCGCCAGAAGGATTTTTAGGTCGTCAAAAATTTAGTATGGAAGGTTTTAAAGAAGGTCCAATTGGTCGTTTGTTTCAAAGTCCAACAACTGATTCAAAATTTAAAAAACCAAGTATTAAAGACGTGTCTGGAGAAACAACAGGATTAAAAGGACTTGCAAAAAAAGTAATAAAAAAATTACCTGAAGGAGTTGCAGCACAACTAGCAGCAGGAACGGTAACAGCTGGAGCTTCTTTATTAGCTAGTTATTTTCAAGGAGAGTTTAGAGAACAAGAACCTGGTGAGACCATGGAAGATTATTTAGTTGCGAGAAAAGAAGCAGTAGGTGGTCAAATGAGAACGTATATGGATAACTATTTTAAATTTGATAAAGACTATTCAACTATGACTGACGAACAAAAAGATGCATTTGTTGCAAGATACAATGTTCGTGATGGTGGTAGAATAGGATTTCAAGAAGGATCAAAAGACAATGCTGCAAAAATTAATGAGTTAGTTGAAAAAGGCATGACTATGGATGAAGCTATTCAAAAGATAGCACCAGGCACTAAATCTTCTGTTGAATTTACTAGAGAAGAACTAGGTCTAGGACCATTAAAGATAAATCAAGATATAGATAGAATGTTAAGAAAAGGTGTAGATATAGAAATCATTAAATCAATGACTGGTGCACCTGATGAATTAATTCAAGAACGTATACAAGTTATAAGATATAGTAAAGCAAAAGGCGGTTTAATGAGCATACCTGTTAGAACAAACTCTCAAGGCACTAAAGAATTAGATATGAGAAAGAGTGGCGGTTTTGTTCCAATTGGTGTAAAAGAAAAGGCAGATGATGTTCCAGCAATGTTATCTAAAAATGAATTTGTAATGACTGCTGATGCGGTAAGAGCAGCTGGCGGTGGTAGCATAGAAAAAGGAGCACAAAAAATGTACGACACAATGAAAAAACTAGAGAGTAGGGTAGCATAATGGCAATAACAGAACAAAGACAATTACCACCAGAATATATAGAAGCAGCACAGAAAACATTTTTAGCTGATCTTACAAGACAATCTGGTATACCAAGTATTACAACAGCTAACACACAACAAGCTGGTGAAACACCAGAACAGTTTGCAGC